TAATCAAGTTGTTTCCAGATGCTGTAATATTTGCGTCTGCAGTGACTGTAACGGTCCCCGTTCCAAGAGTTAATGGATTTTTAGATGCCTCAAGGTTTGCTGTACCAACCAGTGTTACAGTTCCAACACCAAGTGTTAATGCATTTGGATCTATGTTTTGTTGAACGGCGTCAGCTGCAATATTTGGATTACCAATATTAGCAACTAAATTATTGCCTGTAACTGTAAGAGTTACTACATTGTCCGCTGCTACTTGCGATATGGGAAATTGTGATATTGCATCAAAACCTAAATTCATAAATAATCCTTAAAAGGAGGCAGTAGGTATGTGGTGGTGTACTGCCCCCATCTAAGAATTATATCACTTTTTAAACCAAGCTGGAAGTCCTAAATGCGGTCTTCTATCGTTTACATTTTTATCCGCATCTTTAGATTTTTGGTCGTTATAGTGTAGAAATACTTGGGCACAATTATCGCCTTGAAACTCTTCTCTCCAATGTTCTAATTCCATACCTCTATAAACAAGCATATCACCAGGTTTTAAATTTACTATAATACCTTTGTTATTACTAGATACAGTTATTTTTTTACCATCAGGTATACCCACATTCTTCTTTGGCTCTAAATGTATTGGCCAAGGATCACCTCCTAAATTTAATGTTGTAGATATTTCACAACTAAATCTATCTTTATGTCTCTTTAGTATATCACCAGGTTTATATATTCTGGCATATGAATAAGTCGGATATAATTTAAGCCCTGTTTTTTTTTCCATCACCGGTAAGGTCCTCATTAACAAAGTTTCCATAGCTATGTCTGCATAATGAGAATAGGTGTTAGGAACTTGTTTGTCTGCCCACGTTCCCCATTCCTCTGTAAAGTGAGAAATGTATCTTGCATCGAACAAACTTCGAGCAACAGTTTTTTTAAGTAAAAAGTAATTGTAAACAAATTCAGCTATATCTTTTGGTACAGCTTCTTTGATGACACAATATTTATTTTTTTTAAAACTCATTTTTTTTCACTCCTTTCTTTTGATATTGCTGTTTCAACAACTTTAATATTAAAATGTATAAATCTAAATGGATCTATTCCTGCATCTACCGCAAACTCGTGAGGAACATAACCTGGAAAGATAATCATTGTTCCTGGATTAGGTTTGTAATGAACTTGATTTGTACCCATTGTAATTTGTTCTTGATTTTTTAATGGTAGCTTTGTCATCTCTGCACCAGGTCTTGGTTCGTGAAAGATAGGATAAGATGTTTTTTCACTACACTTTAAAAAATAAAATCCAGATACGTGTTGATTCCAATGTTGATGTGTAGAATGATGACCACCACCTTTTTCACTAAACTCTTGTACCCAAAATTCTGTAAAGTGTAAGCTATGATTTTTTAAATTAAATCCTTGCCAATCTAAAAACTCATAAGATCTTTGTCCTATAAATTGTACTAGGTCTTTTACTTTAGGATCATTTGAAAAACTTTCACTATGTTTAGATAAACCAAATGTACCTATATCTTTTTTCCATTTAGGTTCGTTTTTTAATTTATCTTTAAGAAGTTTATCAGCGTGCTTAATATATTTATCCGTTACTTTAATTGCGTTTTTTAAAAACATAGGTGCTTCTGCAATCCATACCGGTGTTTGAAAATAAAATGCAGATTTAAAATCTACGTGTCCTTTTGGTTTATTACTTCCACCTTGTATCATATTATCTAAAAGGATAGCCAAGATTCCATATTACTAAGCTATGCCTTACTCCTTTCGTTACTGGTTTAACTCTATGCCATACAAAACTAGGAAATACAACCAAAGAGCCTTTTGGTAATATTTCAGTGCACGATCTAATATTAGGTTTTTTATCAGGATCTAAGTTTCTAAAATCAAACTCTAATTCTCCACCTTTGTATTCTTTTGGGTCTGTCAAACTAACTGTTACAGATAGTTTTCTTATCTTGCCTTTTGTTGGACCTTCTTCCATATAAGGTTTATCCCAACTATCACAATGCCAATCATAATACTGACCCTTTTTATATATTGTAAATTGACAAGATTCTGAAAAATCCCAATCAAAGTTCCAACCTGCATTTTGATTTGCTTGATGCACATAAGGTTGAATTTCTTTATATATCCATCTATCGTTCATCCAAACAATATTTGAATTTCTTTTTTTTTGTAAATCTTTTATTTCTTTTTTATTAAGAGGTTGTTTATTTAAATCTCTATCTCTACCATAACCACCTGTGATAGCCATTATTTCTCTTTGTTTTTCTGCTTTACCATATTGCACAATCATATCACAGATTCGGGGAGGTATAACTCCTTGGAAGTACCAAAAATAATTAGATATATTCATAGTTAATTGTCAAAATTATATTTAAGCTATCAGAAGTATTTGGTGAAAAAGAATATTTATTTGTAGCTGGAAACATTATGAAGTTATTATCTTTTAAAGGTATATGCCAAGTTCTATTTTTTCTTCTATTATCATCGTATTCAATAATACACTCTGAAGAATCTTCTTTAACATCAACACCATAGATTAAGGTATAGTCTGGTGAGTTACGTAAATCAACAGGTTCAATTTGATTTCTAATCCAAGATTTTTCTTTTGGATGCATAATATTACCGTGCACATTTTTTTGCACTAAAGTTCTACCATACTCAACTCTCCAATGATCTCGAACGTAATCTTGCATCCATTGTAAAGGTTGAGAAAAAGGCACAACATAATCATCAAAAGTATAAGCTTGTGGATTAGTGTTAACTCTTTTTTGTTTTACAAAAGACCCTATAATGTCATTTCTTATTTGATCTCGGTCAATCTCAAAACCTTTAGGCATATCAACTTCGCCATAATACAAATCTATTTCGGATAATACTTTCTTGTGCATACCTATTTAGTATGTAATTAACTCCAATAATAATGTCAAGTAAATTATCTAGCGACTTTATTCCAAGCACCTGTAGATTCATTCCACTCATATATATGAGTTTCACGTTCTGCTTCTTCTAACTCTGGAGCATCACCTACTGGTGATTGCCATCTTGCCTCTGCCACATTTAAAGTCCAACTAGCGTAAGGTTTTTTACTAATGAAAATATCGTTATCTTCATCATAAGTCATACCTATTCCTGCGTAATTACCTCTTAAAGGTGTTCCGCCATTTTTGTGTTGTCCGCCATATGTATTATAAGATGTTTTTTTCCAAAGAGGCCAACTATGAATTCTTTCTAAAAACAGTCTGCCTACTTCTTCATCTTCAACACCACTAGCATTTAAACAATCTTTATCAGCTACAACGTGAACTGCTATAACTTTATTGTTTGCTCCTAATTTTGCGTAATGTGCCATAATGTTCTCCTTATATATTATTTGTTAATCTATTTCAACTATTGAAATTTATATCTTATTATTACTACGCCTGAACCTCCTGCTCCTCCAACTGATGGAGAATTTACTCCGCCTGAATTTTGACCTGCTCCACCACCTCCTGTATTAGCTGTCCCTGAAGCACCTGTGCCTGGATAAGGATCAACCGCTGAAGCACCACCACCAGTACCTCCTGATCCTGCTGAACCTGGATAACTACCACTTGGATCACCTGTTGCTCCTCCGCCACCACCTCTTGATACTGGTGAGCCTGTTATTGAATTAGCAACTCCATTACCTCCATCTCCACCAATACCTGTTCCTGGAGAAGGAGTGCCTGCTGCACCTGCTCCACCACCTGCTCCACCACCTTCACCCGATCCGTTTAATGATGAAGAATGTCCACCTGGATTTCCTTGAGGTGGGCTTACTGGCGGTGTGTTTCCTGCACCAAAATTTGCACCAGATTGTGGACCGCCTCCTGGTCCTGATCCACCTCCACCTGAACCACCTGCTTTACCTGATCCTACTGGACCTGGAGCTTGATTTCCTCCACCTGCTCCTCCACCACCAGCTGATGATATTGTTGAAAAAACTGAAGCTGAACCACTATCTCCATCGCCATTTGTGTGATAAGGGTTAGCAGTACCACCTGCTCCTCCTGCTCCAACTGTAATTGGAAAAGTAGTAGCTGTAACTGGTAAAGATGCTACACAAGCTCCTAAAGGTGAAACTGTATAACCTCCCGATGCATCGCCTGATGATTCTCTATAACCACCAGCACCACCTCCACCTCCACCCCATTCACCAATTGCTCCACCACCTCCACCTGCTACTACTACATAATCTACTGTGTTTGATCCTGAAGAAGTGCCTGCATTTGAAACTGAAAAACAACCACTTGAAGTAAATGTGTGAATTTTAAAATTACCAGAAGTAACAACTGATCCACCTGTTGCTGCAACAAATGATTGTCCTACAACAGTATCATCTGTTTGTATGTTTAACCAACCTTGTGTAGCATCAACAAAAATTAAAGTAATTGAATCTCCGTTTGTTTTTAAAGTAGCATCTAAACATTCTGAAGCTATTTTTGATCCATTTCTTCCAACAGTTACATTGTTTGTGGCAAATGTACTTGCGTAATCTTTTATTGAAACGATATCTCCAGCAGATGGAGAAGCTGGTAATGTAACAGTTACTACTCCACTTGTAGTATTGACGAAGTAGCCTTTACCTGAAACAGATGTAAACGGAGATGTTTTTGCAGTCGTACACCAGTCAACTGTTCCTGTTCTACCAAATCCAGTTTGTGAAGCACCACACGCTAATTGTATTGTTGTGCCTGACTTACCTAATGTAAGTGTGCTTCCTGTTCTGTTTTCTATTTCGTTTACTTTTATTTTACTCATAATTAATTTTGAAATTTATATCTTAATATAACTATTCCTGATCCTCCCGCATATCCACTAGTAA